GAATTGCAAAAAAATTTAGACGAAAAATTTAAACAATTAAGAAAAACAGAGTCAGAAATAATGCAAATGACAACTCATTTTGAGGAATGTAGGAAGAAATTAAATAAAAAACCACAAAACAAGGAAATAAAAGAACATTATAGGGCAATTATTAATGACTGTTTAAAAAAAATTAGAGGTTTTGTTTCGAGAATTAATAATCCTAGTTCTTATTCTTCGTATTATGATAGGGTTTTAAGTTTATTTAGCATATTCAATAAGAAAAAAATAGTTGGATTAAGAAAAAGAAGTTACGAAGCTCTAGAAGCTGATGATGAAAGAAAATTTGATGATGGCATTGTTCGTAATGCTAATTTTTTAGAAAAAAGATATCCTAACTTATCTGAATACGACCAATTTGCCTTAATATGTAAGAAAAAAAATTATTCTAATATTGATGTAATGCACTTTGAAAAGGAAAGTGAATATTATCTTGTTGAGGATTTCAATGTTTCGTGGGGATCGTGGGAAAAAGATTTTAATTTTTCATCTAGTGCTTTGTTTGGTAATCATGAAAATAGAGGAACTTACAATCAGTTTTTAGAATATTTAGAAAAATTTAAGGGTAAGTTATATTAATTGTCTAAACGAAAAAAAAAAAATAAGAACAACAGAGATACTATTGATCTTGGTGGTCAAGCACTAATACGCAATGAAGATAATACTCTTACCAGGAAAGTTGATGGCGAAAAGTTTAGGTTGGCTTTTTATGGTAAGGATAGGCATTTAGAAAAGCTCTATAACTCGGTCTTGGATAACTATTATGCAAGAAATTTACTAGACATTACAGATAAGGAACGAAATAGTAGAAGATATTGGGCAGGGCATAAATTTGAAAAGGTGTGTCATAGAGCAGGACTAGAGCCAAAGATTACAGCTAGACTGGAAGAGTTTATTGGTGGAACGAAAGAGGATTTTCTTCATCGCAACATTGATGCTCATAGTGAATTTCACATTATCATTAAAGAGATAGGAAAGTTTTGGAATATTCTTTGGCAAGTCATCGTAGCCAACAAACCTGCAAGAAACAAAATGGATGAATTGCGTGAGGCACTTGACCGATTAATCCTATATTACGATATGTAAATTTATTGTGTTAATAATGTGTAAGTTTTGTATTTGTTCGTATTAACAAATCAATCGTAATTCCTTATAAACATATATAATCACTATAATTGCGATTATAAGTGTTGCCATCTTTTATGATGGCTTTTTTATTTTATGGAACAGAAACTTTGGATTGCTGTTCTTGTACAAGGTTTAACCGATGCTTTAGGAAAATTCCTTTGGATGACGAGGTTGAATGCCAAATACGAGCAGGAAGCTAAAGATTGGCTCACAAGCAAAGACTTTAATTTCGTTTGTTCTCTAGCTGGTATGCAACCAAACCAGGTCAAAGACATTTACGATAGAATGACTAAGCACAAATCTTATCTTACTTTGGAGGACATTAGGTATTTATTGAATGAAACTTTTAATAGACGATCTGTATTGTAGTATGATCATGGTGGAAAACCAAGACACAAGACAGCCAGAAATTATTGTTAGGTTTGCAAACTTCAGGACTGAAGAGGAAGCAATGCAATTTGCCACTCACTTCAAGAACTTACCAGAATATACTGAACACTTGCAGCCAAAAGATGAAAAGGTAACGCTACACTAATGTCCGAACAACAACAAATCATTCCAATTAAAAAAGGTAGACCGACCAAATACTCCAAGAGTATTGTTAAGGATATTCTCGACAAGCTCTCTCGTGGCATAAGCATAAGGGATGCTGTAAAGGAGTGTGGCATAACTTGGCAGTCGTGGAGGAATTGGATTCTAAAGGATGAGAAGCTGAAGGATGCCTATGTTCGTAGCAAAGAGCTCGGAATAGAATATGTTATTGGAGACATAGACAAACGAATAGAGAATGCTTTGGACAAGCAAAAGATCAGTATGAGTGAGGTAAAGCTATTGGAAGTCTACTCAAAGAATATGCAATGGAAGGCAGGGAAACTTGCGCCCAAGTATTATGGTACTGAGAAACAAACTCTCTCCATAACTGACAATGACGATAAGAAGATAGAAATAAGTTGGCAAAGTTAATAGGAAGTATTCTTCTAACGCATAGGAAGTACACTTCATACGAAACAAGGAAAGAAACTAGTTAAATATACTCCAATTGCATATGAAAAGAACATTAAATAGATAGTAAGCAATAGGTATAGGAATAGATCCAATTGATAAAAAGGTAATGATTTCAAGGAGGGTTTGTGAAATTACTCTTTTTTTACACAAAAAGCTCATGTAATTTCATTTTTTTAACAAAAATAATAAAAAACTTTAAGATTTTAAATAGTTTTGATCCAAAACTTTCCCAAATGATAAGTTTATGGCTAAAAACTAACAAAAATATATCATTGGTTTCGTATTACTGATTAAAATAATTCAAGTACCCCACGAGGTCTGGGGAATTATAATTGTAACCAACTTCAACACAAAACAAACTTCTTATGGATTTTAAAAAACCAAACCCCATAGCCAAAGAATTACGAACACTAGAAAATATAAAATGCGAGTAACTAAAAATAAGAAAAAATACACAAGGAAAAAAAAACCATTCAATGATCCCTTTAAGGAATTGGTGGATGCCATGAACAATAAAGCCAAGTTCGATGGTAACGCAGGTCAGGGTGTTGTGAAGACAAGGGATGTCGAGAGAATGGCTGATGTACTCAATGAGCAAGGAAGCAAGGATGCGTGAAAATTGTCATACCCTACAAACCACGAAAACATCAAAAGGAAGTTCACGATAAGTTAAAAAGATTTAATGTGCTTGTCTGCCACAGGCGATTTGGCAAGACTGTTCTCTGTATCAACGAGATTTTAAAAAAGGCAATGCAAAACACTTTGCCTCGACCACGATACTATTATTTAGCTCCAACCTATTCAATGGCGAAAAGAACGAGTTGGGATTATTTGAAAGAATATACGAATGTTCTTCCAAATGTTACCTATCACGAAACTGAGTTACGAGCTGATCTTCCCAATGGAGCAAGAATACAGCTTCTAGGATGCGAGAGACCAGATTCCCTTCGTGGCTTATACATTGATGGAGTTGTACTCGATGAGGTTGCACAAATGCCACCTCGACTATGGACTGAAATTGTCCGACCTGCCTTGAGTGATAGAGAAGGATGGATGATTGCCATTGGCACTCCTCAAGGACATAACGCATTCTTTGACTTGTACGATTATGCTAATCATCAAGAAGGATGGTACGCACAAACCTTTAAAAGTTCTGAGACTGGAATCATATCCGATTTGGAGCTGAATGAAGCAAAACACTTGATGCCAGATGAGGTGTATGAGGCAGAATTTGAATGCTCCTTTGACTCGGCAGCACTAGGATCAATCTACGCAAAAGGTTTAACCAAAGCCGATGAAGATGGAAGAATAACTAAAGTTCCCTATCAAACCGATATTAAAGTCAATACTTTTTGGGATTTAGGAATGCAAGACAAGACTGCGATTTGGTTTGTTCAAATCAAGGGATCAGCATTTCACATTATCGACTACTATGAGAATAGTGGCGAGAGTTTAGAATTTTACGCATCTATTTTAGATGAAAAAAAATATTTATACAGCACTCATTTCCTCCCACATGATGCTCAAGTGAGAGAATTGGGAACTGGTGTAAGTCGTGTTGAAACTGCACAAAGTTTAGGCATGAGAACTTCCATTGTTCCCAAGCTCTCCATTGACGATGGCATCAATGCTGTGCGAATGATTCTATCTCGATGTTGGTTTGACCACGAAAAATGCAAGGATGGACTCGATGCCTTACGACAATATCGTTGGGCAGTATCGGAAAAGGGAGAAGTAAAAAATAGACCAGAGCATTCCTGGTGTAGCCATGCAGCAGATGCTTTTAGGTATTTCGCTGTGGGCAATAACCAGTCTAGCGAATGGACAACAAAAATTGAATATAAAAATATAGGAATAGTTTAAAATACATGGCACGATTAACAAAAACAAAATTATTGGCTTTAATTTCACAGGAGATTCAAAACTCTTTAGGATTTTATTCTAGTGATTTGGCAACGCAACGAAAAAATGCTCTCAAGTATTATTTGGGAGAGCCACT